AACCGTCTTCACTAAAGAGTGCCCACTTTGCTGTTGTAGAGTCCGCAAACGCCCCCGCCGAGTTTCCTGTGTCGCCCCTAAAACCCACAAGTATGCGCGTGTCGTCGCCATACGATATTGGATGCATTACGCAGTCAGTATCTGAAAAAGATATAAACCCTGCGTGTGATTTAACTTTAGCTAGAAAATTTGTATTAGGGCGTTTAGCCAATCCATACTTATCGGACAGTAAGCAGTTCTCTTGGTCCGTAGCCTGTGAATCTAGACGGACAGCATACTCCATGTTGGAGATGCCGCCAAGAATGCTAGATGCTGAGTAGGAAACGTTAGCCATTATTATTTAGTTGACTGCCTATTTTTAATTACTAATCGCGCTTTTGCTTCGGCTTCCGTGCGCCGCTTAGTTTGGTCTTTGTAGAACTGTTGACGATCTTCGTCCGACGCGCTCTTCCACCACTCTAAGTTTACTTTGCCTGTTCCCGGCAAATACCGATTATCACCAATAGGTTCGCGCCGTCCCGCATACATCGGGTCACGTACCTGCCACGCCTTTAGGTCATTAGGGCTGGGCGTAGGGCGTACAGCTTTAATATCTGATTTAGTAGTACTGGGTACACACATTATTAAAGACGTACTCCCCACGACACGCTAGAAGGCCGTGCGCGACTCGACACAATTTTCCATGTATCGAAGTTATCCCATATAGCGTAGTCAAGTTGCTCAGACTCAAACGCGTAAAAACCGGATCGCGCATGCATAAACTTTTGCGTAAGGATTGCATCCATTTGCGGGTTACCCACCATCTGAGCCTGAAAGTCCTTAGCCGCCATAGCGGTTACGTAGGACTTTACAGGCTCAGGAATATCCTCCCATTGCAGGTAGTACGATACGGTAGCTTTGTACAACGATCCTGTAAACGCTGTGTACGAGTGCGTCGTGCGGTCGTACAGCTTAGTGCCTTTAATAATAACATCAAGAGAACCCGCATTAACGGGCTCTAGATCTATACAAGATATATATGTACCAGTATAGCCAGATGTACTGAGATCAATTTCATTACTACCATTTGGTGTAAACTCAACATCTGCCTCTGTATTAAAACCCCATCTATGACTCATGAGATCTCTCATGGCGTCACGCAATGCGTTATACGCTGCGTCTGCCGTGAACGAAAGACTACTAAGTGCAGCTACTTTCTCACCACCAACTGTGGACAGAATCCTGTTGACTGCTTCGACTTCGGTAAAACGTGTAATCGGGGTTTGCATTGCCATAGTATTGTAGGGGGCCCCTGTTTCCAGAAGCCCCCTGTTTAATTAAGCCGTCCTAATCAGAGCAACAGCGTCGTTACGAAGTGCGCCCATACCAGTAGCAAGCTTAGCAACCATCAAGGTTCCTTGGCGCTCAATGATGTACTCAGACTCCATTGTAACGTCCTTAAGCTTAACCATACCAGCAGCAGACTTGTGGAAGACAAGAGCAGCGGCGGTGTTTCCGCCAGCCATTGTTCCACCGACCTGTCCGTTGGGAACGCCGTCTTCGTCGGCAATGTTGCGAGAGCCGTGACGCTCGCTAACCGTGTCGCCGCCTTTGGAGTCAATCATTGCGTGACTCTGAAGACCCGCAGCGTTGGTAACTACAACAGGCATACCCGCAACAGACATGTTGCCTTCAGCACGGGGACCATGCGTAGAAGTAATGGCACCGTCAGCCGCAGTACTAAACGTATCAAAACCACGGGGGCGCGGATCCGAAGGCATTCCAGCACCGTTAGCACTAAGTACACCAGCTTTCAGCAAGTTGTAGTAGCCATCCGGGTTAAGAAGAACACAGCGATCTTCTTTGGGAACGTCCTTTTCGTCAAGTGCTTTAGCTGCATCGTAGATTGTATCTACAGCAGATGAAGCGCTAGTAAGGAAATCAGCATCAACAACAGGCTCAATGTGGGTAGTCGGTGTAGACTCACCGCTAACCTGACCAACGTTGTATGCTGAAGCAATAAGAGTGTAAAGAGCGTACTGATCTTGGTGACGCGCAAGTGCATTACCAAGTTCACGGGCAAAGATTGACCGATAGTCGTAGTGGCTCATCGCCTCGTCAAGATCATCAATAAAGCATGACGCGGTCAAAAGTTCGTCAATGTGAATGACGCGCTCTGACTGGCTAAGCTTAGAAAGATAATTTTGGGGGGTACTGCCGTCACCTTCGGACTGCCCTGCGACAGCCCCCGGCTCAAACAAGTTTTCGCCCGGAGTAAAGTAACGCGCAGCCGCCACACCAGTAGTGGGGAACTGTGCTGACTTACCGGAAGTAATAGTTCTTCCAGTAATTAGCGGTGAAACTTTAATCTGACGCTCAAAGGCGCGAAGAACTTCTCCGCTAAATACCTTAAGAAAAAGTCCACGTTGGTTTACGGCGCTATCAGACGCCGCTCCACCTCCATGTGACACAAAAGAAGCAAGACTACCCATGATATCCTCCTATGGATTTGGGTTTAATATAGTAAAAATAACAACTAACAAATTTATTGACCACAGGAGGTTGTCGGACGCATCCGGCCTTCGTACCAATAAAAAAGTATCTAAAATATGGTTTCGCTGGTTAACGCAAGTTTACGCTCAAATTCTGCTCGGTAAGCAGCATCATATTCGTAACGAGGGTCGTTTAGCATTTCCATGACCTGTCCCCTACTTTCAAATCCGGGAGGCGCTTCGGGAGTTGTCTTGCCTTGGACTTGATTGTAGTTTGTACCTGACGCAGCTTGGTATCGCGCATACATGCCCGACATAAGAACGCGAACTTCATCGTCAGAACCACTACCAATTACGCGGTTGTACGCGTCAATTTCGGTGTCCTGTAATGAGTCCTGCATCCACTCCGTCATTTGTGTGTAGTTTTCTTCGCCACCTACGGTGTTGTAGTAGCTAAGTGTTTCTTGAGCCGTTTGAGCGTTCTGTCCTGAAATATATGAATCAACAATGGAACGATCAATACCAACGCTGCTAAGTGCTTCATAATGTTCATCACTAAGTTCGCCGTTCTCTCCGTAATATTCAGAAGCTTGTGTTAACGAGTCTGTTAATCCGGGCGCACCTTGGCCCAGTCGTTGCTCTAAGTTTTGATATGCTTGCTCAAGATCCGTCTGCGATGTAAACTTACCTAAAATTAAGTTGCTTGTATCCGGTTGTTCTTGTGCTGGTTGTTCGGGCGAACCTTCGTACGTAATACCCATAGCGTCCGCTTGCTCTTGCAAGGTCGGACCCGGATTTGCTTCGTTCGCTACGCTCGGTGTAAATTCTTCGGCCATTTATTATGAACTCCTAGGGTTCTTGTTGGGGAATTTGGCTTTGTACAGCGGCTCTAGCAGCTTCTTCGCCACCAGTCTTACCGCCCGACATTGCAGCTTGCTGCATAGCTTGCTGCATCATCGCTTGTTGTTGCTCTTGTTGTTTTTGCTCAGCGGTCTTTACAAGACCATCTGTCTGAACACCAAGTGCTGTCGCCCTCCTCCGCAAATACTCGTCCACATTAATCATGCTACCCAGAGCTTCGGGGCCAAACATTTGCCCCATTCCAGCCAGCATTGTGTCGAGTTTTTCTAGTTCCGCAGCGCGTCCAATTGCGTCAACGCCTACAACAATGGTTGGGCGGACTTGATCGGGAAGAGCGGGTATTTTCTTTTGTTTCTCCAGCGTCTTAAGAATGATCTTAATAAGCGGTAGCTGAAACTCTGTGCTAAGTAATGAGAACAAACCACCAAGCGTTTTCTCAACCTGCCGGATTACTGCTTGAATCTCCATAGCAGTAACTCGCTCAGCGTCACGGAACAGGTCGGTTGTAATCATAAATGCTTTACTTAGCCGATCCTTAATCATGTTAATCGTGTTAAGCGCAACTGACAGATCAGCTTGCTTACCCACTTGCAGCACACTTACGTCAGCAGCAGAGCCCGACACAATAGCACCGTTTTCACTCTCAGCTAGGGTCTTAGCTTTTGTCGTGCCGTTTGGGCTAACCAAGAACAGCACTTTGGCACTTGCCGCAGCGCCCTCCAAGATTGCTTGGCTAAGCCCCTCAAGGCTCCGAATATCACCAATATGCTCTTCCACAAAAGATCGACCGTAATCTTCACCAGTAACGCGGGTAAAGCGAAGCGCCATGTATGGAAGTTCGTCAGGCTTAAATGAAGTCCGTGTTTTTGGGAGTTCAACATCCTCGACGGTCTGAAATACGTCATAAACAGACTTAGCATGATTATACTTGACACAAGTATAGAGATCAGCCAAACGATCACTTGACTCGCTCTGTAGCACACTTTCTTGTATGCTTGGGTCAAGAGTGTCCAAATGTACTTTTTCTTTAATAACAATTTTATCAACCCTGCCAGACGGATGCCGTTGAACTACGTAGCTGTCAAGACGGAACGTCCGCATGTCCCCATCTTTCGTAATTTGCACCAGAGCATTCCCTGTAACAACAAGAAGACGTAACGCTTCGTGTACAGCGGGGCGATATGCCTCTACCTCTAGTTCTTTTTGGACTACTTGTTCGATATTACTAAGGTTGCGTTCAATCTCACCGACAATGTTGGGGTCACCTAGCTCCGCCTTAGCCTTCTCGTCAACAACAAGCCTAAAAAAGCTTTGGTTGGGCGGCAGCAAAGACATCAGCAAGTTTGCTGCCATAGTGTTGACACCACGCGCCCCAAGCGACTGATATGGTTGATATAGTTCGTTATATCCCCCTGTGTTCATTGTATGCGCCGGGGGCATAAGCGCCGGAATAGTTAGCTTTGCCGAGTCCTCTGCTCGGTTAACAAACGACGAACGATATTGAGTTAGTTTTTCATATACAGCTTTCGGGCTAAGCTCCGCAGGGGTTTCTTGGCTAGTTTTTTCAATACTGCGCCGTGATGCACCTGCGTTATATAAGTTACTTCCGTCCATTGTATATACTTACTTAAACTTAAACTTGTGCGCTTGTGGTCGGTGCGATTCCCGACATAGAAGCGCGGCGTTTGACTAGCATTTGGCTGCGTCTAGCTTTAGCCTCCGACACACCGGAAGATTCTTCAAGTTCGGCGGGTTTCTGTACCATCGGAGGCTTCGGGGGTTCCGGAGCTTTCGGAGTCATAATGCACATATTAGTATCCTTTTGCGCGGGGTGTGCGCGGTTTACGGGGAACGGGTTTACGGCTTCGTACGCTTCTGGAGTTCATTGACATGCTTGCGCCTGTTCTGGCTGCATGCAATTTGGCCGCACGGATACCTGCTTTAGTATAAGGGAATGATTTACCACCGACTGTAGGCATATTAGTAGATAAAGTGCATTGTACACGCGTTATCACTACCAGACGTATCTAGTAGGTAGAATTCGTGGGGGATTGCGCCTTTGTTAACAACGCCAACTTTTGTTGAGTTAGCGTTCTGAAACTCGGCACTCATGATAAGAGATCGGTACGTAGAGGATCCGCTCATTTTCATTTCAAATTTAACAGCGGTTGCTGTCGCAATTAAAAGGATACACTTAGCGTTTCCGGGGTAGTACGGGCCAGAACGGTTACTTGCAGGAACATTTACGTCAATAGTTTTAACGTGCTTTGCTGCGTCAGCAGAAGTTGAGTCACCCTGAACTTGATTAATAAAATTACGATCAGCCATAGTAGTATCTAGTAAATAAAGTACATTGTGCAAACGTTGCCAGATCCACCGACAGCCGTGTCATATAAATAAAACTCATGGGGCATAGTCTCTTCGTTAATAACGCCGACATTTGCGTTAGTTGCCTCTTGATATTCTCCGGGCATTGTTAGCTGACGCATTACGGTAACCGCTGCCCCACCTGATCCGCCGCTGCCGTTCATCCAAAACTGTACACTGTCACCCGTTGCAAGCAAAAGTACAGCCTTAGCATTACCGGGGTAGTAAGGACCAGCACACGCCGCTACGTTTGCAGGGGGATTAGACGCATGACCATCAGGAACCGTTACGGTAATAGTGGTGGTATGCTTTGCTGCCTCCGCTGCGGTTCCATCCTCCTGTGTTGCGTTATAGTAGCTTTTGTCGGCCATAGTTATGCTTCTTTGTGGTTTTGTTCTTCGTAAAGTTTAATAAGAAAACGAACCATTTCTCGTTTTCCCGCGTAGTTGTGTATCTGTTCTAGGGTTTCGTCCGGTTTGGCGCAGCGCTCTGGACAAACCTCATTAAGTTTCTGGATTAGTACTGCCGGAAGGTACGGCCACTCGTCGTTCATTTCTTTTTCTTCTTGCCCCCACGGGGTTTACTTTTCTTGCTTCACGCCATCACTAACATCCATTGGTTGGGGACTACTGGCGCTGGCTTTTGTTCCGATGTCCATTGTGTACGTACTGCTCCGCACAAGGTCTGTACGGTCTACGTTCTCTAAGTCAACCTTGCCGGGGACACCATCAGCGGGAATAAATAGTCGTTGTCCGGGGACAATCCTGTCGGATGTTAGTCCGTTAGCATTGCTAATCTCGGTATGGCGACTACCCTTACCCCACAGTTTTTTTGATATTTTCCATAACGAATCATCTTTCTGCACCGTATAAAAATTGGCGTTAGGATCACCCCCTTTAGTAATAGAGTCAGGGAGTCCCGTTTGCCTCTTCCGGGCCCCCACTTGTGTATAGTACGGATCATCGGGAGTGTACGGGGTACGGTCAGTTGAATCCCATATTTTCCGGAACTCCGAGTGATACTCGTT